GGAAAAGTTCATCAGATGGCATCAATATCTCAGAAGGATACAGACCTGATTTATTTAAAAATTGGTATTTCAGTCTGCCTGTTTTGTCCATATGACCGAAACATCCATTGAGCTCACAAATCGCTTGAATGACATCAAGCCCATTCAGCTGTTCTGGCTCAATCGTCTTTGCGACCTGCATATCATCTAATGGTAAATTCACATCTATCTGCTTTATGCCGACATACTCACACAGGCTGCACCGAAACTCTCGAAGCGACATCGGGAATTTAAGCCCTTGGTACCACGTAGAAACATCAGTTGAGAATTTGCGCATCCGGTCATAAGCCGTAATCTTCTTCATGCGCCGGTCTGCTTGACGGGTAAATTGTTCCACCGTATAGATTCCCATGGACATCTCATAGTCTCCAACTTCAACACTGACCATGAATTCTTTCCCTGTCAAATCTTGCAAGACATCGGCAACTGTAACCTCGAATTGTGCCGCATTGCATTCGCCGTACGTCAGCGTATCAGACTCGCACAGGCTTTCCGTGATCTTCAACGATTCTGTCTGCATCTGTCCATTGTCTATTGTGTAGAACGGTTCCTGTTCCACCGGGAACAAGTCATCAGCCGGGAATAAGGTATCTTCCGGATAGATCATCTGGATATCAGAATCAAAAAAACGCAGTTTCCACTTCCGCCACGTTTTCTCATTTATGTTATCCTGCCAAAATATTTTCTTTATTTCTTCTGGCACCGCCAGCATCTATCCTCACCTCGCTAATACTCTGTAATCGTTATTTTTATCCCCTTGTACAAGATGTTTTTCTTCACCTCATCCACATTTATGATCTCATACGGTACATCTGAGATATAAAAGGTTCCAGATGCGTACGAAGATGTATTGGTATTCCAGTACTCTATTTCACACTGCACCCTTGCCCCATGTTGTATATACTGATTGAGCCGCTCAACATCTGGTAAATGCATGGGCGGCGTGGTAAATTCAATCGATGTTGCTGTATGCGGCAGTGCATTTCTATGTAGCAATCCATTTCCGTCACGATATGGGTCCAAATCCATTATCTGATCCGGTGTACACTTGTATGATTCCAGTGCAATTAAGTCATTCGGGAATATTTCTCCATTGATTT